AGTAACTGTTAACTACTATAAGAACAATTATAATAATAAATAAAAAGGAATATGAACGAAGCCGTTCAAGTCGTAAATGGAGTTAAGAACTTGGATGTATACATTGAACAGTAATAATAATAATTATACTAAAACTATTACTTCAAATGAACTATATGAAAATACATATAAACCAATAATACAAGAAGCAAGAAAAAATGAAACATTACAAAGTAATTTTGAACCTTTAGGACCTACATTTGATTTTTTAAAAGATACAACCCCTTTCACACCAGATACAAATAAAAACATACATACTGAAACCAAAGAATATGAAACAAATGAAAAATTATGGGATATAGGACCTTTATTTAATAACAGACACACTAATGATTTAGAAACCAAATCTCAGACTTTTAAAGATGTTTGGCAATATAAAGAAAAAATGTTTGCTGAAACTACATTAACATGTATGAAAGTGACTAATTTAGTAGAAAATATATTAAAAACTGAATTTGAAGAAATCAATATGATAAAAGAAACATTATTTAATTTTTTACTACCTCAAAATATGTATAAAGGCGGTCATGAAAATGAAAAACGAAATGAAGAATTAACACTTGAATTGAAATATGGTCCAGGTGATTCTCAACACGACTTCAAACCATCAAAAACAAGAAATTTCATTTTTCCTAATGAAATAAAAACATCGAAACAACCGACAAATATAGTTAATGGAACAAAAGTTCTCGACGCTATTTCCAGAATTACTTTGAATTCTCAAGGGACAAAAACACGAATTTTGAATTCATATTTTGAAAAAAGCCCAAATGCGTTTGAAGAAGATGTAAAAGTTGATTATCTATTAGGGGATTTAGCTGGTAAATTAGATGATATTTCCTATTATTTTACATGTGGGCCGAAGTCACATATTTGGGATGACGTAACAAAAAATTGGCAAGATAAACGAAGAGATTTTTTCAAAACCAACGAACCTCTTGATAGTATAGACCTATTATTTGAAGCAGTTCAAGAACATGGTATTGAATATTGGTTATATGATGCGTGTATGGATTCAAATATAAGAAAAGGATTGACACCGCCAGAGTTTTTTTCATTAGCGAAAATATGGGATCCATCAACGAGTTCAAAACATCCTTTGTCTCAGTTATCTGAATATAAATTATCAAATGAAGATAACAACGGAAATTCTAAATTTACCAAAATAGTTATTCAACCAAATAATAAATATTCAACCAAAGAAAACCAAACAATAATACCTGAAGATTATGAATTATATGATTGGACAAATGAAAATAATGAATCATATTATGATAAAATTTACGACGATTTATTGAATCAGGACTTGCTTACCAGAAACCTAGGAATAAAAATAAAATTAAGAATAGCTGCGCATAAAGATAATAAGAGTAAAAGCAAGAGTAATAATTCAACAGAGAAAATTTGTGCTGTTGCAATATGTGTATACGTTCAAGATAGTTTTCATAGTGTAATATTTGTTGATAGTGGGTTCAGTGTAAAAGAACTTTCAATAGGGATGCATTATATTGAAACAGGAGAATCTATATTTGATCTAGGAACAAAGCATATTGAAATAAATGAAAATTTGTATAAACTGATAAATATTTTAGATAATATTTGGACTAATTTATCAAGTAATAATTCTACAATAAGAAGTATGTTCAATAAAACTGAATATTACAAATTATTATTAAGATTCAAATCATCAGGAGACCACGGTCAAGGTGAAATGGTAAAATTATTGAATTTATTATTGAATAAGCCAACAGTATTTTTATCTGGTGATAATTTAGCATATGTTTATAGTATAGCAGATGAAACGCCTACTATAGCAAGATATTATTCACCGAGAACTCCAACAAGCGACGAACAAGAAGAAGACGACGAAGATGATGATGCTGTTCATTCTGGACCACAATTTGTAGTTGCTTATTTTCCAATGAAAGATACCGTTGAAAAATATAAAAAATTATTCAATAAAAAAATATCAATAATTGGTTCTTTGATTGATCCAAATTATAGTAATCCTAATTATAATGAAAAAGATAAAATTGTAAAAAATGAATTTGTCATTGATGAAGATCTCTTCAATAATTTACAAGAAAATATATATAATATTGTACAACAAGGCAATTCATTTATTTCTGAATTGAGTACAAATTTACAAAATATAACAATCAATGATTATAAAAACCAAGATTTTATTATACAAGAAAAAAAAAATAAAAAAAAAGGGATTTTACCTGTTAAGAACGAAAATGAAGAAATACTTCAATCAAATATTGATACAAAAATAAATGAAATATTTTCTACAAAAATAAATAATATTGATTTGTTGTCAATAATTGAAGAAATACCAAATAGTATGGATATATTATTTCAAGAAGGTGAAGATTACAATTATGATTATATGAAAAATTACAACATGTTAGTCAATGAATTTATAACAAATTGGTATTTTATAAAAAATTATATTAAAATAGTAAAATTGACAAAGACAAATATTTATGATATGATTTATAATATGAATGAAATAATATCTGTTGCTTCTATAATAAATATTACAACCATTATTTTACCGAATGATTCAATAAAAATTAGACAAGGTAATGAAAATAATATTGTATTTAATACTATGATAAACAAGGTATTACATGATAAATATGTTAATTGGTCAAAAGAAAATATATCTAAAGATCTTAATAAACAAATTTTTTTAGATATTGCTGAGGATATAACATCTACATCTACAAGTAAAAGTAAAACTAATAGCAAGACTTTAATAGATGATTTACTGAATGTTCGTTCGAATATGATTGCTACTAAAATAAGATTATCAAGTAAATTGATAACTGATTTAGAAATGCCTTCCGAACTATATAATGAGTTAGTAAATAATATAGAAAAAATAAAAAAAGATTATTTGGATAAAGTGAAACAAAAAATAAATATGATTCCAGATTATGGTGAAGTATTAAATGAATTTTTTTCAAAAAGTTTTGAAACAAACATAAACGATGAGAAAAATATTGAACTATATAACAAACAAGATAAAAATAATACTAAATTAGACGTAATAAAGTCTGTATTAAAAGAGTCAAACCTAGAAGAAAGTTCTCCTTTACCAGAAATAAATGTGTTAATAAAGAGTGTAGGTAAAAAAAAGACTGCCAAAGGAAAAAAAGTAAATGAAATAGTAATAGATAGTGTTATTGAAACATTAAATGCTGTAACAGAAGAAATATCAGATACTAAAGAAACTCAAACTGTTTTTAAAGACCCTACATTTGATGATAACGAATTAAAAGTTACAAAAAGAGAAAAGGCTAAGAAGGCTGCTTTAAAAAGAATAGAGGCTGCGGAGGCTGCTTTAAAAAGAATAGAGGTTCCTCCAGAAGAAAGTACTCTTGTAGATAGAATTAAAGCAAGAACAGCGCAAAGAATAGCAGATAAAGAAAAATTAAAAAACACAAAAAAAAATAATCCCAAAGGTAAGTTTGGTGGAACTATGAATAAAAAACATAAAAATAAAAATAAAACAAAACGAAATAAATATAGAAATAAGACAAAAAAATTCAGACGATAATATTATAAATTTATTTTATATTCCCCATATAAAATTATATAAATACTTCAACATAATTTTTATATAATTTGTAAAAAAATATGAACCAAACAATACCAAAAAAACCTCCTCCAAAACAATCCAATACAATAGATGAAAAACATACTGAAATGCTAAACCAATTTTATGAAAACGAAAACGAAATAATACCTAAATTATTGGAAGAGAAAAATCAACTCAAATCTATGATATCTAATTTGAAAGAAAACGAAATTGACGCTTATATGGATATTCGCGATAAAATACATAATATCAATTCACAAGTAAAAGAATTGAAACAACAAAAGAAACGTTATTTATTAGATAATTCCAAATATATTTTCAAATATTTTGAAGAAAAAAAGAAAATATCATCAGGAGATAATAACCAAAACGTAAAGGTTCTCAATTCTTTTTTCAAAATTAAAGCAAACAATGACTCTATTTCCAATTTAAATAGTGATAAATATTCTCATTCTAAAAAACTTTATCAAAATTATTGGCGAAATGTAAACAATGAAATAATTAATTTACACGATTTTGTAATCCAATCGGATGTATGTGAAAATTGTCGTAAAGGAGAACTTATACCACAAGATGAAGAAGGAATTTTGATATGTAATAATAACGATTGTGGTAAATTTATTACTTATATTATAGATAGTTCAAAACCGACCAATAAAGAACCTCCAAATGAAGTATCTTATACAGCGTATATACGACTTAACCATTTTAAAGAGATTTTATCACAATTCCAAGCAAAAGAAACTACACAGATACCAGATGAAGTCATTGAAGCAATTAGAGCCAGAATTAAAAAAGAACGTATAAAAGATATGTCGCTTATTAATTATGATAAAATGCGCGAAATCCTACGAAAATTAGGATATAATAAATATTTTGAACATATACAATATATAAATTCTATTTTTGGAATAAAACCGCCAATAATGAATGAAGAATTGCACGAAACATTATGTGTATTATTTATTGAGATACAAAAACCATGGGCAACACATTGTCCAGCCAATCGCACCAATTTTTTTAATTATACTTATACATTACATCAATTGTGTGTTCTCTTAGACCAAACCCAATATTTACCTTATATACCGATGATGAAAGACCGCGAAAAACAATTAGAGCAAGATATGATATGGAAAAAAGTTTGTAAAGATTTGGATTGGGTATTTTTCCCAAGTGTGTAGTATACGGGAAACCAAGGTTTCCCAACACGCCCCCTTCCTTCCTTTTTTGGGGGAAAATGTTTGATTATACTGAAAAATATTATATTAGAAAAAATAATATTTTTATAACAAAAAGTTCATTGTAAAAGGAAAGGGGTGTGCGGGAAACATTGGTTTCCTGAAACTTACATTGCTAAAGTTCTAATGCCACCACCAAGAGCAGAACCTACTGATATACCAATACCCATTTTTGCACTTTCACCAATAGATGGTAGGAAAGTATCAAGGATACTGAAAGTAGCAGCAGCAGCAAGAGCAAGAATAATAATTTCTTCAACATTAAGGGATTTCTTTGGAATAACAATAGCTACTACAGCAATACAAAGACCAAGAACTAAATACTTAATAATTCTCTTAACAAGTTCAGGGAAATCAATCATACCGTTCATTTCAAATGATATATAATAGAATAATAAAAAAAAACATCCTAAATAATAAAATATATAATTATAACTAAATCACTTAAATAATATTTATTAAATTATAATATAAAAATGTCTGGGTTTGAAAGAAAAATACTTGAAAATGGGCAACCAAATCCTAAATATATTGATTTATGCGATGAAGACCAACCAATTGCTGGTCAAAAATTCGCATGTATGTCATTTATTTCTCCAGAAAAAATACTAAAGAAGCGTGAAGTATTTTTATTTGATGAATTTTTAAAACAATGGGATTTTACTAAATCTTTGACTAAGTTTAATGATTTTTTACATTTTATTTCTTATAAATATAATCTTAGTATTGAAGATGTATTAACTGACCTTAATGATTTCTGTAACGAAGAAGGTGATAAATTAAAAGAAAGTTCTGTAGAAGATGATTATAAGAATTTTTTAGATAAACAAGAAGATAAGTTAAATGAGAAATTTAACCGCGAAAATTCGTTCCAAACTTCTGTTCGTGGATTAAAAATTCGCGGCGTTTTTCCAACCCAAGAAGAGGCTGAAATAAAATGTAAAAAACTTCGTGAATATGACCCTAACCATGATATTTATGTAGGACCTGTTGGTATGTGGATTCCATGGGATCCTGATGCTTATAAAACTGGTCGTGTAGAATTTATGGAAGATGAATTAAACCAACTACACCAAGAAAAAGTAAAGAATGAAGAAAAGGCAAAACAAGAATTTGAACGCCGAATTAAAGAAACAAAGAAAAAGGCAATTGAAGAAAATATTAAATTAGCTGAAAAATCAGGTAATGTATTAACACAAACATTAGATGATGAAGGTAATTTGATTGGTGTAAAAGAAAAGATAGATTTTGAAGAACGCGAAGTAGCAGACCCAGAAAGTGTAAAGCTTCATAATGAATTATTGCTTAAAAATGTTCTTGAAAAACAAGAATTAGAACTTGATGCTTAAAATAGTAAAATAGTAAAATAAAATATAATAATAAATTATAAAATATATAAAATTATTAATGTTTATATATTTAATGCATTTATTCAATTATTTAATACAATTTGTTATTAATGTATCAAAATTAATATTCGTAGTAAATAAAAATGATATAGCATCCATGTGTAACTTTTATCATTATATAAATAAATATGAGAATACTAAAACTTCTGAAAATTGTTTTGTGAAAAATATGTTCTATAGTTTT